TACCATCAAGTTCAGCTGTCTTAACTTTCTTAAGGTTTCTAGATTTAATATTCTTTGATTTAATTGCTTCAAGCTCATCTTTAGCTTTAATGACTGGCACCATAGTACTACGGCAGTTCCAGTGTAAAGGAGGTTGATAACGTCTGTCATCGATATCATATAGTTGTCCATTGTGGTAAGAACAAATCGCACTTGTACGACCATCCAGTATAGCAGTAAACATATAACCTTTGATTACTTCTTTATTAGCTTCCATCACTTGATTCAACGCATTAGTTTGTGTTGTAGTAATAGATGTTCTTGTTAGTGTCTTAGCCTGATGCTCAGTTATCTTAGTTGTCTTCATGACATCTTTAATAATTTCATTCTGAGTTAAACCTTTGGCTAAACCACCTTTAACTTTTTGTTGTATACGAACCAGCTCACCCGCCGCAATATTGGAGGTGTTCTTCTTAAGAGTTCTAACACCCTTAATCTGTGGTCCGGTTATTTCTGCTAGAAGCGCACTTGTTTTAGGCTTCTGTACTCGATAGAACTTCTTTAGTTCAGCATCGAGGTTATTCTTGTGAAAGACCTTTTGTGAGTTGGAGAACTCTGTTAGACTCTTGTTATTGTGAGTCAGTAGTTCTTTTCCGAAGCGAGTTACTTCAGGTTTCACATCAGCTCGGATATCCCCTTTCAAAAGGTCTCTTAAATTACTTTTATGTTTTCTTAGTATGACACGGTTCTGTTTTTGAACACCGTTTTCATATAGACGGATGTCGCCATTGTGGTCAACTATCCTATCAAATATCTTTTCGTTGATTGACATAGTATTTCTCCATTACTATAATTCGTGGATTGAAGTGGTGCCGCTTGTCGGGTTCGAACTGACGACCTATTGATTACAAATCAATTGCTCTACCAACTGAGCTAAAGCGGCTTACTAGACTCCCCCGAAGGGAAGCCTGTAATAGTTATTCTTCGTCTAGATTAATGTCTTCATCACTAGGCGTATTTGTTAAAGGGTCTGTTTGAATTGCTTCAATAGCCTCTTCATCATTATAATCCGCGGGTAAGAAGTCATTATACTTCGCAATGTTAACAAAGGTATCTCTAGAAATAATACCAGATTGATACCATTCTGAAACGAGACGCATGGAACCTTCTCCACCTACAGTAGCGGCGAAGTCAGAAGATAGTTGGAATTCAATATCGTTACCTGTGTAATCAGTATCGTATTTCCAGTTAATCATAAATGCTATTATCTCTTGCATAGTCCCGGATATCTTAGCGTTCATAGTTCCTAATTGAGCAGTCTGAGAAGCGTTACGAATCTCTAAAGCAACACCTGAAGCGGCTTGCTCTGGGGATAACATACGAATACCCATCTTAGCCATTTCAGTAACAGTAGACTCAATCGCCCTGTCCATGTCGGACAACGCACCAGTAGGTGTTTCTAAAACGGTTATGCTCTCATCTTTACGAACTCTTAACCAAGAACCTAATCCTGCGTTTGTAAGCTCATCAAATTCTTCATCTGTCATATCCGATTGAACGATAGGCGTATAAGTAGCCGCGCCCATTAATAGGTGGTTACGACGAGATACTTTATTATACAATGCAACCTCTCGGTCTATCAAAGGCATTAGTACAGGTTCAATAGGTTCTATCTGACCATTCAAAGGGAAGGCAGGTATTCTATTTAAACGTTGACCAAATTTCATTGGATAAACTGTCTCATATTTCTGAAATCCACCATCAGCGGAATCTGCATACTCTTGTTGTATAACACCATTAAGTGATTCTACTTCGTGTGACCCGTGAGCCTTCTTGTAGTAGTCTAGCACTAGTAAACCTTGTTCGTCAAGGTAATGGTCGCAAACCGTATCAATATAGTTGGGGTGCCAAGGGTTATCAGTAGTATATTCTTCTGTGATGTATCTTGTAGTCCAACGTGATAGGGATTTAACTCGAGTAACCGGGTGTGTTTTAACTTGTACGTTAATAACATTCTCTGCTTTGATTAACACAGGGTAAGGAGAAATCATCATTCTCTCTTCTGGCGTCATCATTTCTAATTCCTCATCAGAAACAGAAGGTCTATCAATATAAACCCAAGCACGAGATGTTTGTAGTTCTTCCCAAATAGCGGCATCTAAAAAGTTAAATAATGATGCACCATCAAGGGTAATATCTTTAGTAATCCAATTATAAACTTCGTCAGGTAATTCTTCTGGTAAAGTTAGTGTAGAGGGTTTACGTAGTAAAGCACTAATAAGAACACGAGCATATTGAGTTGTTAAACCCGGTAGTTCGCCTTCTGACTTATAAAAGTCATATTGAGCTTGTGTCATACTAGGACTAAAAGGAAGTAATAAATTACTATAGTCATGTTCCACATATTCGTCATGGGCTTTAGCGTGAGCTTCTCCTTGGAGTACTGCACGTGCCTTCTTCCATAATGGTTTTAGTGACATATAAGAAGCGCTAGGAGTCTCTACTCCTCTTTTCTGCGTATTAGCCGCAGTCTTAATAAGAGCCATTAATAGCCTCCTTTTGTTTGTTATTGTTTAATTAATTATAATTAAAAACACTATACATAATAGTATCTTAAAATATATTTAAGTATAATCCAAGGGGGCGGCCTTGGTCATTATTCCGCCCTAATTTCGGCCATAAAAATAATAAAACCCCGAGCGTTAACCCGGGGGATTATTTTTTAGGACTGCCAGACACTTGAGAGTCTGTCCTTTATTATCATTATTCCGCCCTATTTATTATTTTACAAATAGTTATCCCTTCCACCTTGCTTTGCCATTTCTGACATCAACATGGGTGAAACTTTCATAGCGGCCTAGGCCACCGTTATGTGTTGGATTTAGGTAGTTATATACTTCAACCGCAGGGACTCCTCTGACCGCAATGTCTGCCGCCATACCGCATAAATGGTGAGAACCTTTAGCCCCACCGACGTTAGCGTTGTGCTCTGGACTTCTATAGCCACTATTAATCACAACAGGCGCATCGAAATGTGCCCTTACGTCTTCTAGTATCGTTATTAGTTTGGGAGATATTCCTTCCTTGGGCAAGGTATTAGTACCCTTACAAGCAAACTCAGAAGCTTTAAAGTTTTCAGACAAGTATCCAGCTTTGAGTTTCGGAGCTTTCTTAAACATGCTTGAAAGCTTAAGACTACCCTTTGCTATCCTTTCCATTTGTCTACCATCTTTTCGCCCGAACGCCCTACGATATAACCGCCCACACCTATTTGTAGTAAGTTCCATAGCTCAACTGGCAAGTCAATAGCATAAACTGTTCCCATAAACATATTTGCTACAGGGAATATTAAGTAATTAAGAGCAACAATTGCGATGATAACCATCATTAACAAAGGTCTCCAAGAAGCTGTTAGCCAATTAGATGACTTTGCCTCTTCTAAAACAATCTGCCCTCTTAAAGATTCTAAACTGTCTGTGTGTTCTAGTAAAGCTAACTTGATTTCTCGTTCAACATCTAGCTTCTTGTCGCCATCAGGTATAAGCCTTTTAAATAAGTCTCCTACGATTGGCGCTAATACTGTTATTAGTGGTGCCATTATATTTATCCTTTTGTTTGAATTAGAAAGCCCCCGAAGGGACTCTCTGTTAATTATGATACTTCCCTGAAGAACCATATACCGTCTGGTACTTCGTTTTGATAGTAAGGTGATGCACTACTGCTTCCACCTGAGGGCCAAGAGATGCCAACATTACCAGTGTTATACCACCAGCCGTTAGCGTTAATGCGAGACACATTAGTGCCTACTATATCACCTTGTGAGAAACCATCGCCGTTTCGCTCACGACCATAGACTGCTAACTCGTTAGAAGCTAATGATATTGAAGGTGCGGTGTTACCTAGACCGCTACTATTGACACCCCAACCGCTTCCTACATGGTCACGGTTAACTTCCCACTTGCCGGGCATGAGTATTAGAAAACAAACACCCCAACGCCAAGTGTTGAACCTGTTCCAGGAGTAAGATATACTACCTAACTCATTGTATGGTTCATTGATTTGCGCGGTAGCCATGTTCGAGTTAGTGTTATGCGTATCCGTGTACTCATTGTATAGAGTATAAGATGGCGAATATGACGATATAGGGTTTGACCTGTTGCTCATACTCCCTGATGCAGAGATGCCAATAACAGTAGTCCACTCACTGCACGCAAACCCAACACGTGACTGGGTGTTAGTGCAAATTTGAGGACTGCCGGGGGCGGCCCAAGGGTTGTTTAAGTGTTTATCATTGTAATCCACCACACCCTCTCCCCCGCCGGGCGAGATTTCGGTCATCATCCCTAAACGCTTGTAGCTTTCAAAGTTCTGTATCTTTTGGACAATCGTGCCTTCTCTGTATAAATTGTAGTAGTCAGAAAATTCTAAAGTGCCATTTTTAGCGACACTTGCGTTATTTCCGTAGTTGTTCCTAATGACATTTCCACCTCTGTATAGGTTACTAAAACTTACTGCACCAGTTAACCCAAACTCTGAACGGATATCACTTACGGATATTGCTCCAGCACTCTGCAAAGCCATTACGTTATATTCCCTTGATAAGCTGTGATGTTTCCATACACTAACATATCACCGCCTGAAGTGAGCTTCATTCTGTTTGTACCATTATTAGCAAAGAACAGATGCCCATTTGTTTCAGTAATAGTCCAAGCACCCATGTCTATCTTTGTTCCGATGTTTAGAGTAGAAGCATTGAAGACACTATTGATGTCTCCATCAGAGTCACTAGCCGCTGTTAACGCGGATTGTAAGCCAGTTACTTGGGCTATTGTGTGCGTGTGACCGCTAGGTGTTACTGTGGCATTTACTGTAGCACCACCTGAAGCAACTGTAAACAAAGACACCCAAGCACCTCTGTATATTTTTAGTATTGGGTTAGCTCCGCTAGTATCTAGCCAGAACTTACCATCTAGGACTTCATCAGTGGGTGCGGAAGAACCTGAATGACAGGTATCCATTGCCGCTAATGCGTCGTTGTAGTCAGCTGTATAGGCTGTACCATCTTGGTTAGCCGTTACTGTTCTTGTTGTTTGTGACATATTATATCCTTATTGTCCAATAGCTTGCCAGTCAGTATCTCGTGAAACACGACTACCGCTGTTATAAATTGAGAAAGAGAAACCCGCACGGTCTCTTGAAGTTATTAAGATTTCATCTCCTAAAGAACCCCCGATGATTCCAAGACCAACAGAAGGTGCAGTTGTTCCACCGATACCCGCATAGAATGGGGTTGCGAAAGTAACTGTTGTATCGTTATTTGCGCTAGTTGTAGCCGAACCAACTTTGGTTACATCTTTCTTATCAAGCAATATTGCTAGCTCTGTTAGTATTATTCTTGTGTTAGTGTTTTCAGCTACGCCCAAGAATCTAAACCTTAGTCCACGGCATGTAAAGCTACTTACAGTAAGAAGCTCATAGCTTGTCCAAGTAGGGGAACCACTATTAGGGTCATCCTGAGTAGTTGATACTTCAACCTTTAAACTAGCGTTCTGAAGAGGACCCGCAATGTTATCAACAAGCGATATATCTTCATAGTCTTCAACGTCAATGCCTCTGAGTGTAACAGAAGAGGTTACTTGAGGAGAAACCCTTACAGATATAACTTCACCTAAATCAATTACATTATCAAAGTAGTAAGTCATCGCTGTTTGATTGTTATCTAATACTAAGAAGTTTCCATCCTTTGTACAATTAGTTTTAGCACCTAGCCATTGGGTATGCTCATCTATTAAATCAAGTTGATTAAATGAAGAATCAAAGAACGTACTAATAAACAAAGCAGGGTTGACTGAATAGTTTCCTCTAGAGTCTACAAACTTAATCAAGAAAGTTCCTTGTAGTGTAGGCACCGTTTTATTGTTAGTGTTACCTGACAAAGACTCAACCAATATAGAAGCTGTTTCCCAAGAAGCAGAAGCGTTTGATTCACTGTGAAATCTAATTTCGCAAGTACCGCCGTAAACAACATCAAGGTCTTGTGACTTATCCCATGAAAGGTTTATTTGCCCTTCGTTAATGTTTCCTGCGAAACCGGTAGGGTCTGCGGGTTTGGCATCTAGACCAACTATTGTCTTACGAAACGTCACCGCCACGCCCGCAATATGGAAGTCGCTATAAGGTGTTATCTTAAAATCATAGATAGCGTGAGATACGTCTGGAACTGTAATATGGTCAGCAGAAACTGTACCTAATGAAGTAAAGTCTGCATCTCCTGCTTTCCTGTATTCAACCAAATAGTAAGCAGGGTTAAGTCCTGAAAGGTCAGGTGTCCACTCTAGTAACGCTCTTGATTTGACACCAGCGGCGTTGTTAGTTACGTAAAGTTCTTCTGTAGCAGTAAGCGCAACAACAGAACCCGGAGCATTAGATACCGTTACATTCGATATCGTAGTACCGGAACTTCTTTGCCCTAAAGGTGTTCTTACAATTACTTTAAAGTCATATGAAGAATTTGTTTCAATGTCTATTAGTCTCCCAAAGTTAAAGCTAAGAGCATTAGTTGTTCCTAAGAATACAAAGGAAGCATCTGAACTTTTCTTATAAGATACTTCGTAAGTAAAGTTTCCATTACCCGCGTCATCTGCGTAAGACCAATTTAATTGACCAAACTCAAACTCTCTTAAAGCACTTTGAGATAGTGATAAGGTTGTTACATTAGGCGTAGAGAAGTCATATATCTCTGCCTTTGGATAAGCAATACCGTCTGCAATATTCCAAGCTAAAATATCTTCACTAAACTTATAGGCAGTTATTTTAACATTAAAGTCTTCTTGAACCTCTACAGATTGAACTCTGAAAGTTTCAGCAGTAGTCATGCCCGCTTCATCAAGCTGTACTGTAATAAAATCCCCCGGCTCTGTCTTTAAACCGGTTCTGTTAACTACAAAGTCAACTGTGAATATTGCTCTAGAGGAGCGCACTAGTTGCTCTGCTTTTGCAAGAGCGTGATAAGGGTCAGTTATAGTGTCTGGTGAGACTGAAGATTCAAACTGTTGGTTATTGTCTTCTCCTACATAAGTGCTATGTACAGCACCGCCTTTAGGTGGCCAAGATACCGAGTCTGATTTAAAGTCTTCGTGTTCGTTTAAATAAGAAATCGTCATATGGTTAAATCTATCAGAAGCAGAAGGGAATGTCGTGTTGAAACTGTCTAGTACAATACTATCTTTATCAAAAGCTTGAGTAATTAAATCAGTAGTTTCGCCTTCGGTCTCAGGATATTCTAAAGATAGTTTGTATTTACCATCGCTGTCCCAAGTAAGTTCTGCGTAGTTCATTGAAGTCATAATAGCTTCAATATTATCTCTTATAGGTTTTTCAGTGTCTAACGCTACGTTACATTCATAAAGAGGTATGTTTCTTTGTGGTAAAGTAACAGGGACAAATTGTCCTGTAGGGTTGTCGTTATTACCGCCAGTTTTAGACCACCTGTAATAGCTCTCTGTAGAGTCATCTTTTAAATACATGTCTTCGAAACCCCAAGTATCAGGGTTAGGGAATTGTGCATATGTGGGATAATTAGAATAGGGCTTGGCACCATTTACGTGTCCAGCGATATCCGCACCCATTAGGACTGTTTCTTCACAGACCTGTGCGGCGTTATAAAATGTTTCTAAATTAATTTCCGTGTCATACAAACCTTTTCCGTAAGTAGAGTTAGTTAAGTAGTCTAACAGCACGTAGGCAGGGTTGTTTGAATATTCTCTATTTGTGTTTACCGTATACGTTCCGCTATTGTTGGTAATCTTTCTTATCTTCATACCTTCAACATAGAACTGAACGTTAGGTGCACCTGAGTAATTGTTCTCATCTCTATGGAGACGGAACACTTGCTCTGAATACGCTATGTTTGTAAACTTATCTAGGTTTGAGTAACCATTAGCAGTAAGCATAGTAGACGCACCACCGCTAGGGTGTACGACTATGCGCTGTCCATGTTGGTATTCTCTGTGATTCCAAGCCTTGCTGTTAACAGTTACGTGAACTGCACGGTTAATACCCCCAACACAGATAGCTTGTTTAGCATACATGAACTCATTCTTAGTTCCTGATACACTAGACCCCATGCCATTAATAAAGCTATTAGTGTTAGCATCGGGCGCTCTGTGGTTATAGTTTGGGCTTATCGTGTGGTCAAACTGAACACCCCCCAGTAGTTGTTTTCCGTAAACAAGGGGCAACGCTATCGCATCACTTTGAACAGTGAACTGAGAACCCTTACGGGCCTCTGCCGCCGCTTGTTGTTTCTTCTTCATCTTCTTATGTTGGTCAACCTGAAATGCGGTTGATAAGATGAACATAACTATTTGTACTTCTATACCCATTATGTTTTACCCCATTTAAGTTGTAAGCTGTAGCCATCATGTATTCTGTCGAAACAAGTATCCCCTGTATCGTACTGGGCTATGCCGTATTTAGTTGTAAAGAATGGCTTAACTGCATCTAAGTCAGCCATAGGTGAAGAACACTCTATTGATAGTATCTTTGTTTCAAAGTCGTTAGTTATAGAAGGTGCGTCAACGTACCCGCTATAAACATAAACCAAATCATTCACACCTGTAAGTGGCCCGTCAGTGTCATGTACAAACCCTGCACGTATTCTTATTGCCTTACCAACTATCCCTGCTCGAGCTTCTTGCATAAGCTGATTGTTAGGGTCGATAAAGGCAATCTTATACGCATCCCTATCAACAATAGAGTTCTGTTTAGGAGGGTCATAGTTGAATATAGCCCCGTTAGCAGTATACACGTAACCGTTTTCAGTTATATCTTGGGAGTGTGTTGTCATGTAGTAGTTTGAGTTTAACTCTAAGTCTACTAAAAAGAAGTATTCTACATATTCTTGCGATAAAGCTTCAGATACTGCTGTTGAAAATGTTCTCATCTTACAAAGCCTCTATTATTGTAGTAGTTCCCGGACTTGCGAGAATACCATCCTGATAAGTAATACCTTTTGCATTATCTATGCTTGGGAAATAAGATATAAGAACTTCTGCTCCTAGTTTTATTTGAGTGGAATCCGGTATAGATACTCTAAGGCTTGGGTATATTTCTATGTCCACTGTATCTGTGAGCAACATGGTGTCTAAGTTTATTGCAGTTTTAAGCAAGTATATTTTAGTGTGGTTAGCAAACTTTATAAAAGAACCTTTAGGTACGAACCCAACGCCTTCTAGTCTGTGAATAGTTACTGTGTCTTGTCCAGCGGCAGTTATACCATCAGAGAATAAAAGCGGACCGTTGTTAAGCAAGTAGTCACCGTCTGCGGTATACGCGTCATCAACTTCTTTTAGTTGAGGCATTATCATTGTGTCTACGTTAGCTTGCCCATCACAAGAAGCTAGTAGTAATTCTACTGCGTTGTCGTTTGTAGCTGTATCAAAAGATACTTCCCACCTTTGAGCGTTCATAGCAGTTCTAATTTGTTTCAGAGAAACAGTGTCGCTAACATAAATAGGTTGGTTGCTCTCTATAGTTAGCGGCGCTAATATGGGGCTACCTTTGTAATAATATGTTGTCATTTTATGTTCCTAAATTAATGGGTCGAGCGTGTAAGATTAATTTCTCTAAATATTTGCTTTCGACGTGGCCTTACGCCTTTGTTACTTTCGTCAGTTGAGAACCAATATTTGTTTTCCGCTATCATTGCGGTTGATTGGCCTTGGATAGTCTCAAATGCTATATCGCCTGTAGTTGGTTCTCGGTTTGCTACAAGTTCAAACCCCATAGCTATAGTGAAGTCTTCTAACGAGTCATAACCTAAGTTATTTATTTCTGCTAGAAATTCTACTTCATCGTTGTATGTGATGTTTATGTTTTGGCTTAACGAGGCATCTCCTCGTAAGGCTCTTTCGTATTCCAAAAGAAAAGCAAAACAATCGTTATGCCCCCGAACGTATTGTCCAGAAACTAATGACCTCATGTTTACTATTCTTCGTGCCTTATCTAAGGCTACTTCTTTTACTATTTCTTCCATACTCTCTGCTCCAATCTGGCACGAGGACAGCCTCTAGCAACGTGTGGATAATATTCCCCATCAAACGCTACCAGAGGCTCTCTCTGCGTGTTACATGTCTTCTTCTATAAATAGTCTAACCAAGTCAGCTACGATGTCGCTTCTAACAATATCATCAACGCCAAATTCAATTACAGGTATATCTAAACCCGCACCATTAACTTTACGACAGAAAGTCATAAGGTCTCGACCATCTTTAACATCGGACTGAGCGGGGTCTCCCATAAGCACTAGCTTAGAGTTTTCTCCTAGACGGGTTGTAATCGCCTTTAGCTCATCCATACATAAGTTTTGTGCTTCATCTACAAGCACGAGAGCGTTCTCATAGGAACGACCCCTTATTGTTTCGATAGGTTGTATTTCTATCTCACCTTTAGCAAGCATGTACTCATACTTACCTTGCCCAAAAGCTTTACTCAAAACTTCTAGCATTGGCATTAGCCAAGGTGTCATCTTCTCTTCTACAGTTCCCGGAAAGTGTCCGAGTGATTTTCCTGTAGGTACGTTTGCTCTTGTTAGAACAATCTTCTTATATTTACCCCGCATAAACAGTTGCCCCACTGTTCCTGCACTACAGTACGTTTTTCCCGTACCTGCACAGCCTATAGTAACTGTTATTGCGGATTGCTTTATAGCGTTAATCAAGTCATCTTGTTTTTCATTCTTTGGCAAGACATGAAAATTAGTATTAAATTTCTTATACTTATTCGGGTTTCTCCGTTCATCCTCTTCTTTCATGTATTTAGGCATACGTGAATCTTTTTTATTGTTAAAGCGAGAATTCTTTTTTGACATGAGTAGTCCTTGTTTTAGAGTAAAGTTAAGCCACCTTAAAGGGATGACTGTTATTGTGTTGTGGGATGAGGGTTGCTATTAATTAATTTATTAATCATATCCTCATAAGTCATTTTATAAAAGTTGTTTAAACAAGAAAGCCTCTTAGGGCTTCCTTCGTGAGGGTCAACATGAAAAAAGTTAACCTCGGGAGACTCTCTTACAATTATTTCAAATTGTATTTGCCAATCATTGCTGTCAGGGGCTAAAAAACCCTCTTGAGTGTAATATAGCTCACCAGAATAAACGTTATTAACCTTACCGTCAATTCCAAAGAAATCCATGCCTAATAAGAATATGTTGTTTGATTTAAATTTTTCCACAGCATATCTTGTACCCGTTGCACCTGACGCATCATTATTATTAGATTTGTAATGACACTTGAGATTAGGGTAGTTCTTAGAGATATAGTCAGTAATATCTTTGTCAGAGGTTATTAATACGTCTGGCTCAAATTCGTACTTAAAGAACCAGTTACATGCTAGTATATTAGCGTTCTGTATGCTCTTTAAGTCTTTATCTTTACGGGATTTACCGTTACCTATTATGACTGAGTTTAACAAGTGTTTCCTCCAGTTCTTTAATAATGTCTTCTGAGAATCGATTTTCTTTAAACCACTCTCTATTTAGCTTTCGAATCTTTGGTGTTGTATCATCAGATATTATGGTGTGTATCTTTTGATTGTAGTACAAAGAACAAGCTATTCGGTGTGCGCCACCAGTTATTGTTTTAACAAGATTAGAATGTATAGGATACTTTGGGTTGTAACCTTCTGATTTAAAGCTTTCAATTAAATAATCAAAACTCTTCAGGTAGTCTTCTATATTATTCTTAGGTGTTTGATTAGGTATATACCTGTCAACAGGTTCTATTGCGCTCGTTTGTTGGTATATACATTTTTTGTATAGTTCTCTATAATGAATATGATTAGAGCCTTCAGACTTAGACTTCACATATAAGTATTTACACATGAAGTCTAGTCTGTCAGCATCTAAAAAGTATGTAGGGTCTACCTTTTTAGAACTCAAGAGGCATCTTATCATATTGAAAGGCTTTTGTTAAGTGTGGCCCTACCCCGTTTCCTACATAATCAGAACCAAGGGGGTTTATGAGTTCACCAACGTAAGGTTCACCCGGAACTATTTCCATTTTAGGTTGTGTGAAACCCTCATCTAATGTTTCGTCATGAATCGTCATAGTTTCTACTCTAACAAAACCCATAGAATTACGCAATACTTGCTTATTCAACTCAATCAAGTCAATCAAGTCTTGAGCGTTTT